ATCAAGACCGGCGTGATCAAGGACCGCATCTTTTACGATCCGGTCAACACGGGCGACTATCGCGTGTACGTGAAAAGCTCGACCGAGCCGGTGCCCCTGCGCGACTTCCCCGGCACGCGCCAGACATCGACCGGCATCCAGACTCGGGCATGGGGCAAGCAGCAGATCATCCCGCACGGCTTCACCGTCGAGCGCTTCGGCGGTCACGCCTACGTGCGCAAGGGCCGCCAGCGCTTCCCGATCAAAAAGCTGTTCGGCCCGCATATCGGCGGCACCTTCGCGTTGCGTGACGTGCAGGGCGTGGTCGGCGACGCAATGACCGTGCGCTTGCAAAAGGCACTGGCGCGGCGTATGGCTGCGGCTGCTCGACGACAGGGCAAATAAAAAAACGGGCCGCCCCTCGGCAGCCCAGATGCCTCCTCGGCATCCCCCTCTGTAAGCACATCGCCCTTGACAACTGCCCTATGCGGCAACTGCCGCGCGCGTGTCAAGGGAGTGGCGATTGCCCGTCTGCACCGTCTGCCGTGGCGCACCCCTGCCGATCTGGCTCGATTGCTCGCCGGAAGCACAGGCTGATCGCAAGCGCCAGCTCGCCGCGTTGATGGCGAAGTGGCGCTCGGGCGTGCAGTCGGTCGGGGATCGCGGACGCTCGGTCAGCTACACCGGCAACGCCAACATCGTGCCGATCCTGCGCCAGCTCCGCATGGAGATCGCCGCCTGCGATCTCGGCTTCTGGCCGGGCCGCCACGCGCTGAGCTACATCGATTACGAGAAGGGCCTGTGATGGCCACATGGTCGCCCTTCGCGCCGTTGTGGGCTTGGTTCACGGGCGGCGGCAGTGGGCTGCCGCCGAGCGGCCTCGAAGCCGGCTCGATGCGCCGCCGGCTGGCCAACTGGACGCCCGCCGCCGTGCACGTCAACGCGCTGATGCGCGAGGCCGGGCCCACCGTGGTGGCGCGCGCGCGCTGGATCGTGCGCAACAACGGCTATGCCAAGGCGGCGCTGCGCTCGTGGTCGGCGGCCACGGTCGGAGCCGGCATCAAGCCCAGCTCGCTGGTCGAGGACGAGACCTTGCGCGAGACGATCCAGCAGGCATGGACCGCGTGGACCGATCAGAGCGACGCCGAGGACGTCACCGACTTCTACGGGCTGACGCGCCGCATCAGCCGCGAGGCCTTCCTTGCCGGCGAATGCTTCGTGCGCTTCCGCGTGCGCCCGCCACAGGCCGGGCTGGTGCCGCTGCACCTGCAGCTCCTGCCCAGCGAACAGTTGCCGGCCCATCGCCTCACCGTGATCCCCGAGGGGCAGGAGAATGCCGGCGGGCACATCCGGTTGGGCATCGAATTCGACCGCGAGGAACGCGAGAGGCGCATCGCCTATTGGTTCCTCACCGCCAATCCGACCGACCAGACCATGAGCTTCACCGATCTCTACCAGCTCGGCCGCCTGATGCGCGTGCCGGCCGACGAGGTGCTGCACGTCTTCGATCCGGTCGAGGCCGGCCAGCTTCGCGGCCTCACCGGCTACGCCGCCGCGATGGTCAAGCTGTTCCAGCTCGACGCCTACGACGACAGCGAGCTGGAGCGGCAGAAGCAGCAGTCGCGCTATGCGACGTTCATCGAATCGCCCGAGATGCTCGACGATCAGGGCAACCCGCTGGAGCCCCGGCCCGACGACGATCCGGCGGTGTACGGGCCCGGCGCGTCGGTCCAGCTCTATCCCGGCGAGAAGGTCACCTTCGCCAATCCGGCCGGCCCGCCGAACGGCTACGAGCCCTTCCAGTTCCGCACGCTCCTGCAAATCTGCGCCGCCATCGGCGTGCCCTATGCCGAGCTGTCGGGCGATCTCACGCGCACCAGCTACGCGTCCTCGCGCGCCGGCCTGCTCGCGTTCAGGACCGAGGTCGAGGCCTTCCAGCATGCCGTGCTGGTCTACCAGTTCCTGCGCAAGGTGTGGGTGCGCTGGATGGATGCCGCCGTGCTGGCCGGCGCGATCAATGGCCTCTCGGCCACGCGCTACAACGCGCAGCGCGCGCTGTACCAGCGCTATCAGGCGATCACGCCGCGCGCGCCGTGGGTCGATCCGCTGAAGGATCGGCAGGCGGTGAAGCTCGCCGTCGATTCGCACCTGATCGCGCCACAGGACGCCATCGAGGCCGAAGGGCTCGACATGGAGACCGTCTACAAGCGCATCGCCGAGGCGCAGGCGCTGCGCCGGAAATACAACATCTCCGATCCGCCGGTCGGCTGGGGCAGCCGCACAGGCGTCGCCGGGACGGCAGGCGGGGCGGCGACCGCCGATGCATCCGCCTCGGAGGACGCCGCATGATCCGCTCGTTGCCGCACATTCTGGCACTCGCGTTCGGCCCGCCGCTGCTGATCGAGCCGAAGAAGCTCGACGCGCTGCTGGTCGGCCTGCACGCCGCGCTTCAGCATCGCGGCAGCCTGCTCGGCGAAGGCGAGCAACGCTTGGACATCGCCATGATCGAGGGCGATGGCAGCACGCCGGTCGACGAGCGTCCGCGCGGCTATCGCATCCAGAACGGCGTGGCGACGCTGCCGGTCCATGGCGTGTTGGTGCGTCGCGCCGGGCAGATGACGCCCGATTCGACGATGCTGCAGAGCTACGAGAATGTCGGCCGCGTGCTGCGCAATGCCCAGCGCGATAGCCGCGTGCGCGGCATCCTGCTCGACATCGATTCGCCGGGCGGCGAGGCCGGCGGCGTGTTCGATCTTGCCAAGCAGATCAGGCACGCCGCGACCACCAAGCCGATCTGGTCGATTGCCAACGACGATTCGCTGAGCGCTGCCTACGTGCTGGCCTCCGCGACGGATCGCGTGTGGGCGACGCAGACCGCCGCACTCGGCTCGCTCGGTGTCGTGGCGCTGCATGCCGATCAGTCGGCCTTCGATGCCGAAGAGGGCATCAAGTACACCTACGTCTATCGCGGCGCGCGCAAGATCGACGCCCATCCGCATGCGGCGCTGACGGCCGAGGCGTCGCTCGCGATCCAGAGCGAAGTCGATCGGTTGTACGACAAGCTGGTCGGCATCGTCGCCGAGCACCGCCACACGCAGCCCGAGCGCATTCGCGGCACCGAAGCAGCGGTCTATTTCGGCGAGCGCGCGCTCAACCAAGGCCTCGCCGACAGGATCGGCACCATCGATGAAGCTCACGCCGCGCTTGTCGATCACACCGCACCGAAAGGAGCCCGCATGGATCAGACCACCACGCAGCCGCCGACTGGCGCAACATCATCGGCAGAGCCGATGCCGCCTGCGCCGCCGCCGGCCGACAACGTCGTGCCATTGGCGCGCGTCGCCGACGCCGAGACCCGCGCGCGCGGACAGGCGGTCGAGATCGCCGAGTTGTGCAAGCTCGCCGGCCTCGCCGATCTGGCCGGCGACTTCATCGGCGCGAACCTCACCGCCGACGCGGTGCGCGCCGAGCTGCAGAAGCGGCAGGCGGCCGACAGCGCCAAGCGCCCGCTGGTCGCCATCGACACCGCGCCCAAGCCGCGCGACGCCGCCACCGTCAGCGAGCTGGCCAAGGCGCACGCCGCGCGCGTGCGCGCCATGTACGGCAGGTGAGCCATGGACGCTGCCAAGGTGAAAGCCCTGTGCGACGCGGCGGCCGAGCTGCTGCCCGAGATCGCCGCCTATGCCTCGGCGACCAAGCACACGCCCGAGGATGACGCGCTGGTGCGGCAACTGCGCGTCGCGGCCTCGGCGACCAGCGCCGCGCTGATGGCGCTGCCGCCGATGCCGATGCCGCCGCCGATGCCGCCGATGGCACCGCCACCGAAACCACAAGGGAGCTGATCATGGCCATCCAGCCGAGAGAGAACGGCGAGAACGGCGAGGAAGAAGCCATCGCCAACGCGAAGCTCAGTGCCGCCAATGTCGGCGGCGATCTGATGCAGGAAGGCCCGCGCGACTACGGCTTCCTGATGTCCGAGGCGACGTCGTACCGCACGCGCGACACCATCACCTTGGTGCAGAGCGACGTGCCGTGGCTGCCCGGCGACTTCGTCACGGCGGCCGGCGCGAAGGCGACCGCGCCCGGCAGCATCGCCGGCATCAACTGCCGCAACATGAACACCACGGTCGGCGCGCGCTCGGCGACCGTGATCACGCGCGAGGCCGAAGTCGCCGACGCCTTCCTGATGTACGGCGAGATGGACCCCGCCGCCGTCGCGACCGCGCTGGCCGTCAAGCAGATCATCGTGCGGCAGGCGGTGCTGCCCAACGTGATGGGCGGCGACTTCGATCCCAACAAGTCGGGCCCGCCGCAGTCGGGCATCAAGCCGGCGACGGTCGGCGCGAGCTGGACGCCCGACACGCTCGAAGCGGCCGATCCGAAGGAGAAGGCCGACGACCATGGCCGCGTCTCGGCGGCCAACGTCGCGGCGAATGCCGAACGGCAGCCGCAAGCGCATCCGCCGGCCGCGCCGGCATCACCGGCCGCGCCGCATCGACCGCCGCGCCCGCCGCGACAGGAGGAGTAGAGCGCCATGCTTGAAGTCTTCAACAATCCCGCCTTCACCGTGTGGAGCCTGACCCTCTCGCTGACCAACCGGCCCTTCGTGCCCGGCCTGATCGGCAGCCTCGGCCTCTTCGAGCCGCGCTTCCTCGCCACCACGATGACGCTCGTCGAGGTGCGCGGCCATCGTCTCGCGCTGGTGCCCGAGCGCCCGCGCGGCGCGCCGCCGCCGCCCGACGTTCAGGATCGCCGCGCGCTGGTGCCGGTCGGCATTCCGCATTTCCCGATCCGCACCTCGATCTTCGCCGACGAGGTGCAGAACGTGCGCGCGTTCGGCACCGACAATCAGCTCGAAGCGGTGCAGACCGTGGTCGACGAGCGCGAGGGCCAGCTCGGCCAGCGCCTCGATCTCACGCAGGAGTATCTCAGGCTCGGCGCGGTCAAGGGACTCATCGTCACCGAGGCCGACCGCGAGACCGGCGCACCGATGACCGTGGTCAACCTGCACAACATGTTCCATGTCGACGAACAGCCGGTGATCGAATGGCCGATCATCGGAGCCGGCGGCGGCGGCGAGGCCAGCTTCTGGACCGGCCAGCTCACCGGGCTGATCATGGCGCTCGGCCGCGAGATGGCGAATTCGATCTCGGGCGGCCTCTACCAGCGCATCCATGGCATCGCCGGCAGCGTCGCCTATGACGCCTTCGCCATGCATCCCGAGGCGCGCGCGCCGTTCCTCGCGACCGACAACGCGCCCTTGACGCGCGGCATGCTCGCCCCGGCCGGGGCCAATCGCTTGAGCTTCCGCGACATCACCATCGACGAGTATCGCGGGCAGGTGGGCAACATCCGCTTCGTCGAGCCGGACGAGATTCACTTCTTCCCGGTCGGCGTGCCCGGCCTGTTCCTCGAAATCTACTCGCCGGCCGACTACATGGAGACCGTCAACACCATCGCGCTGACGCGCTACTCGAAGATGCGCGCGATGGACTGGGACAAGGGCGTCGAGGTCGAAAGCCAGATGAACGTGCTGCCGATCTGCACCGCCCCGCGAGCGCTGTTCACCGTCAAGGTCACACCGTCGCCGCTGGCGACCGGCGCAGCGGCAGCCCCGCATGCCGGCAACGCGGGCGGACGCCAGCGCGTCGCGGCGTGAGCCATGCCCGAGGGCAAGCGCGCGGCAACCGCACGGGCCAAGCGCGTGGGCATCCCG